CTCAGCGGGAACAGTCAAACTTTTACCCAAATTTGCTTGGTGATGCAAAGTGAGTCAGACCAGCGACAAGCAGAAGTACGAAAAGCGGAAGGCGACCGAGGCCGCGCGGCATGCGGCGCAATCCGCTGCTGGCCGCGACATCGGCCCGATGCCGAAGCCGAAGAAGCCGCGCCGACGGAAGGCGTGCGAACGGTCGCTCCGGAAGTTCTGCGAAACCTACCTATCCGAGTGGTTCCACATCGCGTGGAGTGACGCCCACTTGACGGCAATACTCCGCCTGGAGACGGCTGTTCTGGACGGCGGGCAGTTCTGTTTCGCCATGCCGAGGGGGAGCGGGAAGACCACCCTGTGCGTGGCGGCGGCGCTGTGGGCGGTGCTGTTCGGGCATCGCTCGTTCGTGGTGATGATCGGAGCCACCGAGGGGGCCGGCGATGAACTGGCCGAAAGCTGGAAGGCGGAGATTGAGGGCAACGATCTGCTGTTGGAGGACTTTCCGGAGGCGTGCTACCCGGTGCGGTGCCTGGAGGGGATCAACCACCGGGCCGCGGCGCAGACCAGCGGGGGCGAACTGACCAACCTCGGATGGGGCGGGAAGGGGGCGCAGTTGGCGACGATCAAGGGCGCGAAGTGCAGCGGCGCGATCCTCCGCACCGCCGGCATCACGGGGCGCATCCGGGGGATGAAGGTGGCTGCCGGCCGGAAGAGTCTTCGGCCGGACTTGGTGTTGATCGACGACCCGCAGACCGACGAGAGCGCCAGCAGCGCCGCGCAGAACGCCGAGCGGGAGAAGGTGCTGACGGGGGCCGTGCTGGGCCTCGCCGGGCCCCGCCGGAAAATTGCGGCCGTGATGCCCTGCACGGTGATCGCACCGGGCGATCTTGCCGACCGGATGCTGGACCGCGATCGCAACCCGCAGTGGCACGGCGAGCGGTCGAAGATGCTGATCTCCGCCCCGACGAACGAAGAACTGTGGGAGGAATACTACCGGCTGCGTGCCGAGGACATGCGGGCCGGCGGTGATGGATCTGCCGGCACCCGGTTCTACGACCAAAACCGCGAGGCAATGGATGCCGGCGCGCGGGTGTACTGGCCTGAACGGTACGACCCTGGCGAACTGTCGGCCGTTCAGAACGCGATGAACTTGAAACAGGACCGGCCGAAAGTCTTCCACGCGGAGTATCAGAACGAACCGCTGGCCGAAACCGCACTGATCGAGTCGCAACTGACGGCGGAGCAGGTAGCGAACAAGCTGGCCGGCACGCCTCGGCAGACCGTGCCGAAGGACTGCACTCGCCTCACCGCCGGCATCGACGTGGGGGGCAAGGTGTTGTGGTACACGGTGGTGGCATGGGATGAGCGGTTCGGCGGGGTGGTGGTGGATTACGGGTGCTGGCCGCGCCAGACGCGGGCGTTCTTCGCGGCGGCGCAGGCCAGCCCGACGCTCGACGACTTGCACCCGACCTTGAGCGAGACGGCGCGGGTGTATCGCGGGCTGGCCGACCTGGCGGCCACGCTGCTGGGCACGGAGTACCGCCAGGAGGAGACCGGCTCGTCGCTCCGCGTGGAGCGGTGCCTGATCGACTCCGGGTGGCAGACCGACGTGGTGTACCAGTTCTGCCGCGAGACGCCGTTCAACGCGCTGGTGGTTCCGAGCAAGGGGTACGCGGTGACGACGGGCACGCCGATCAGCGCGTGGCCGAAGAAGCCGGGTGAGCGGGCCGGGTGGAACTGGCGGTTCCTTCGCCCGTTGCTGACGTTCGATCCGAACCCGTGGAAAACCCAACTGGCGGCGGCGTGGCGGACGCCGAACGGGTCGCCGGGTCGGCTGGCGATGTACGGCTCGTCGCCGGTGCCACACCAGTTGTTCGCCGCCCACATCGCAGCGGAGTCGCCGACGAAGGTGCAGGCCAGGGGGCGCGAGTTCGAGGCGTGGAGTCGGAGGCCGAACGAAGATAACCACTGGCTTGACACGACGGTTCTGGCGGCGGTAGCCGCCAGTTTCGCCGGCGTTCAGTGGTCGGCGACGGGCGCACCGGCCGCGCCGAAGGCGAAGAAGAAGATCGACATCGAGGAGCTGTACAAGGCGCAGCAACAGCAACAGGGGGCAACATGAGCGACAAGACCGACCGCGACAGTTGGGTGTGGGTGGCCCGTGAGATTCTGCCGCGCGGCCTCGACAACGCGGCCGACCTGTCCTGCATCCGCTGGTGGGACCGGCACGAGGGGTGGGTGCCGGGCATCACCTCCGAGCCGGGCGTGCGGTACGAAGTGCTGGTCCACCCGAAGACGGCGTTGAGCAGTCACGACGCGACCACTCGCGCGGACATCGCGCGGGGCGTGCGGGTCTACTACACGGTCTACGCCGACGGCGAGCAGGAGCGGGAAGAGCGGCCGATGGAGCGTCCGCCGATGTTCGACCCGTTCTTCGTCGGGGGTCTGCAATGACCTCGCCATACGACAGCCCCGGCTATCACGCCCTCATCCGGGGCATTCGCCAGATCGACCGGGCCGGCGGCGACAGCACCCTCGCCCGCTTGGTGACGGCCGACACCCCCACCCCCGCCGAGGCCACCCGATGAGCGGCACGCCCACCCCGCCCCCGCCCAGACCCGCCCGCCGGGGCATCTTCTGCCCGTGCGGCGGCCGCACCGAGGTGTACTCGGTCCACCGCCCGTGCGCCGGGCTGGTCATCCGCTACCGCCTGTGCCTCGTCTGCCGGGGCCGCGTGACCACCCGCGAGGCGGTCCTCCACGCCCGCCCGCCGCGGCCCCCGCGCCCCCCGCGGCCGAAAGGTTGCTAGCCGTAGCAAGCCTTTTCGCCGGCCCCCGCTTTGCCTCTTCCGCCCGCCGCGCCACGCGCGATACTGCGGGCATGGCCACCGATCTCAGCGACACGATTGCCGCCGAAGCCGTCGCCCCGGTCAGCTCGACCGCCGACGGGCAGACGGCGACCGCGCGTTCCATCAGCGAGATCCTGCTGGCCCAGAACGCGCTCGACGCCCGCGCCAGCCGCACCAAGCGGCGGCTCGGCATGATCACCCGCACGCTCACGTCGCCCGGCTGTCTGGACATCGAGGGCCGCGCCAACCCGCCGTTCAACGGGGGGCCGGTCTGATGCCCGCCCACACGATCAGTTGCCCGGTGTACGGCGGGCTGCCGACGACGCCCGCCGCCTCGCGGCCCGCCGTCCGGGGTCGGTACGACAACGCGACGACGACGAACGAGAGTTCGCGCCAGTGGCTCGGCGTGGACTATCTCAGCCCGCGCGCCTCGAACAGCTACCAGGTCCGTCGCACGCTGCGGATGCGGTCGCGGTACGAAGTCAGCAACAACCCGTTCCTGTTCGGCATCGTCCACAGCAACGCGAACGACCTGATCGACACCGGCCCGACGCTCCAGGTGTACACGCCGAGCACGGCGTACAACCGCGCCGTGGAACGCGCGTGGGCGGACTGGTGCGCCGAGGTGGACCTGACCGAGAAGCTCCGCACGGCGAAGCTGGCGAAAGAGGTGGACGGCGAAGGGTTCCTCGTCCTCAAGACCGTTGAGGACCTCGAAAGCCCGGTCAAGCTGTACCCGTGCGACCTGGAGGCGGATCAGGTCACGACCCCCGCCCCGCGGAACGCGGGCGAACTGTGGGTGGACGGCCTGGTGCTGCACCCCGTCACCGGCCGCCCGGTCGAGTACACGGTGCTGCGCAACCACCCCGGCGACTTCTTCTTCGCGGACTTCAACCCGCTCGCCTACGACCGCATCAAGGCCCGGTACGTCGTCCACTGGTTCCAGCGGACCCGCCCCGGCCAGGTGCGGGGCGTGCCGGTGTTCACGCCGAGCCTGGACCTGTTCACCGAACTCCGCGCGTTCCGCAAGGCGACCCTCGGCGCGGCCGAGATCGCGGCCGAGTACGCGGCCGTCCTGACGCAGGACCGGGAGATCGGCGCGGCCGACGTGGCCGACGATGACGTGGAGTACAAGGCGTTCTCGCGGGTGCCGACGGCCCGCCGGATGATGACCATGCTCCCGCCCGGCGTGAGCATGAGCCAGCTGAAGGCGGAGAACCCGAGCACCACCTACGAGATGTTCCAGACCCTGTGTCTGGCCGAGGCCTGCCGCCCGCTGGCGTACCCGCTGAACCTGGCGCTCGGCACCTCGCAGCGGTTCAACTTCTCGTCGGCGAAGCTGGACCACATCAGCTACCGGAACGCGCTGCACGTCGAACGCGACCAGTGCGCCCGGCACGTCCTCGCCCGGCTGTTCGCCGCGTGGTTCGAGGAGGCGGTGCTGTCCGGCGCGATCCCGGCGGGCAACGGCCTGACCCCGCCGCCGCACGAGTGGCACTGGCCGGGGTTCGAGCCGATCGACCCGCTCAGCGACGCGCAGACGGACGCCCAGCGGATCGCCGCCGGCACGCTCACCCTGCGCGACTTCTGGGCCAGTCGTGGCAGCGACTGGAAAGACGTGGTGGCCCAACTGAAGGCCGAGAAGGACTTGCTCGACGAGTACGGGCTGGCCTACGGCGACGTGGTGAAGCGGGCCGTGACCGAGACGACCGACGCCGCCGACTCGAACGAGGTGCCCGCGAATGCCGCCTGAACTGCGATCCGCCGGCAAGGTGACGGTGACGGCCGCCGAGGGCGACGGGCCGAGCCTCGCGCGGTTCGAGGGGGTCGCGTACACCGGCGCGGTGATGCAACCCGAGGGCTGGTGGGGCAGCATCATCTGCGACCTGGACGGCATCCGCGTCCCGAAGGACCAGCGGCCCGTCCTGCGTCAACACGACCACCAGAAGATCGTCGGGCACGCGGACACGGTGACGGTCGGCCCGGCCGGCGTGCGGATGGCCGGCGTGCTGTCCAACCCCGACAGCGAACACGCGCAGGAGATCGTGCGGCTGGCGAAGAACGGGTTCCAGTGGCAGCTCTCGATCGGCGCGACGCCGGTCCGCACGGAGTTCCTGGAAGCCGGCCAGACGGCGACGGTGAACGGCCGCGAGGTGCAGGGGCCGCTGTCGATCAGCCGCGAAACCGAACTCGGTGAGATCAGCTTCGTCCCACTCGGCGCGGACGGCGACACGTCCGTGACTGTTACCGCTTCCCGGAGGTCTGCGATGAATCGGATCAAGGCAGCGCTCGCGCAGATCGCGGCGGGCAAGTACAGCGCGGACGAGATCGACAAGATGAGCGAGGAGGAGGCGAAGGCCGCCCTCAAGAACGCGATGGACGACGAGCCGGACGGCGACGAGACGAAAGCGAAGGCCGAGGACGACAAGGAGAAGGCCGAAGCGGACGACGACACGGACAAGACCGAGGCGGACGACGACGCGCCGGCCAAGAGCGCCAAGAGCGCCGCGCAGAAGCGCATCCGCGCCGCCCGCAAGGCCGAGGCGGACGAGGCCCGCCGGTGCGACGGCATCCGCGCGCTGGCCCGCAAGTACGACGTGTCCGGGTTCAAGGCGCACGGCAAGCCGGCCAGCTTCGTGGCCCACGCCATCGAGGCGGGCTGGTCGGCCGACCACGCCGAACTGCAAGCCCTGCGGCTCGAGCGGCCGCAGACGCACATCCACATCGGCAGCGACCCGGAGATGAGCGAGGCGGTGCTGGAGTGCGCCGTCTTCCAGGCCGCCAGCCCGACCGACTTCCGCCTGTTCGACGACTCGTTCTACACCGCCGACGGGGTGAAGGGGCGGGGCGCGGTGCCGGCCCACATCGCCGCCCGCACCAAGCGCGAACTGGCCGCGCGGTACTCGGACAAGGTGCAGCAGGCCGCGCACGACCGGTTCAAGGGCCGGATCAGCCTGCAGCGGCTGTTCGCCGAGGTCGCGCGGGGCAACGGGTTCCGGGGCCGCGACCTCGACTGGAACGGCGGCGACGGGGCCGACGCGCTGCGGTTCGCCGCCGGCCAGGCCGGGTTCCGCGCCGACGGCGCGAGCAACTACAGCCTGAGCAACGTGCTGGCGAACGTGCTCGGCAAGTCGATGCTCGGCGGCTACCTGTTCGTGGAACAGGCGTGGCGTGAGGTGAGCGGCGTCCGGTCGGTCGTGGACTTCAAGCAGACGAAGGCGATCAACCTGTTCGGCACGGACATCATGTACGACGCCGTGGGGCCGACCGGCGAGCTGAAGAACGCCAGCCTCCGCGACCAGGCGTTCACGAACCAGGCCGACCAGTACGGCAAGATCATGACGATCGACCGCAAGGCGATCATCAACGACGACCTGGGCGCGCTGACGACAGTGCCGATGCTGCTCGGCCGCGGGGCCGCGCTGCGACTCAACAACAACTTCTGGACGGTGTTCCTCAACCCCGGCAACGACAACGGCGGCTCGACCGCGTTCTGGGCCGCCACGCACACGATCACCGGCGAGTCGGCCAACGGCAACTACATCAGCGGCGCCACGACGGCCCTGTCCAGCACCGCCCTCCAGACGGCCAAGCAGACGTTCGACAAGCAGGTGGACCCGGCCGGCTTCCCGCTCGGCGTGGAGGCCGAGATCCTGCTCTACCCGCCGGAGCTGGACCAGGTGGCCTGGGAGCTGATGAACAGCGCGTTCCTCGTGATGAGCGGGTCGGGGAACACCACCGCGTCCGCCCGCCAGCCCTCGGCGAACCGCTGGGCGGGCAAGTACCGGCCGGTCATGAGCCGCTACCTGTCGAACACCGCGTTCACCGGGTACTCGACGACCGCCTGGTACCTGCTGGCCAACCCCGGCTTCCTGCCGGTGATCGAGGCCGTGTTCCTGAACGGGGTGGACGTGCCGACGGTGCAACAGGCCGGCATCGACTTCCAGTTCGACCGGCTCGGCATCAGCATCCGGGGCGTGTTCGACTTCGGGGTGAACGCGCAGAACTTCCGCGGCGGGGTGAAGTCGGCCGGGGCGTGACAGTAACCGGGACGGGTGGGGCGGGTGCCCCGCCCGGCCTCACCAGCCGGGGCCGGCGGTTCGACTCCGCCACCCGCCCCTTTTTCACAACCACAAGACCGAGGGCGCTCCGATGGCTACGGCGGACTTCATTTCGGGCAAGCCGGTGATGGCGCAGTACACCACGACCGGCAACGGGTACGCGGCCGGCGACGTGATCGTCGTCGGGGCGACCCCGCTGGTCGCGCACGCCCCCAACCCGCAGTTCACCGGGGGCACCCTGGTGGACGCCCTGGCGGCGCGCGGCGGCATCTACCGGATGACCACCGACGGCTCCCCGCGCATCGGCCAGGACGTGTACTACAACGCCTCGACCGGCAAGCTGACGACGACCGCCGCCGGCAACGCCCACTTCGGCACGCTGGTGGCCGGCCCGACCGGCGACGCGGCCGGCGCGTCCCCGGCCAGCGACGGCGACCTGGGGTTCGCCCTGCACGCGCCGTCCGCCACGCCCGGCGGCGTGGACCTGGTGCCCCGGTCGGAGGCCACCCAGAGCACCACCGCCACCCTGACCGCCGCCCAGCTCCTGGGCGGGATGATCAACAGCGCCCCGAGCGGGGCGATCACCCTGACCCTGCCGACGGCCGCCAACATGGTCGCCGGCATCAAGGGGGCCCAGGTCGGCGACTCGTTCGACGTGACGCTGGAGAACACCAGCGGCGGGGCGAACAGCATCACCCTGGCCGCCGGCGGCGCGACCCTGCGGGGCGGCACCACGGTGGCCCAGAACAAGAGCGCCCTGATCCGCATCGTCCTGACCAACGTGACCGCCTCCAGCGAGGCGTACACCGCGCACGTCATCGTCGGCGCGTGAGCCACCCGCCGGCCGTTGTCGCCTCAAGCCGGTAGGTCGCACCGACGGCGAGGCACGCACAGGGTCGCACCCTGACGGCCGGCACCTTCCACCGATGACCCCGCCCGAGGGCGAACCATGACGGCTTTGGAGCAGGCGACGGCGAACCTGACGGCGGCGGTGGCGGCGGCCCCGCCCACCCCCGCCGCCCTCGTCGCGGTCAAGGCCGGCGACTCGGCCGCCTGCGCGGCGGCCGTGCCGGACCCGGACGAGACCGTGCTGGCCCTGCTCAAGGGGGCGAAGGCCCACCCGCCCGCCCGCACGGTGCTCCAGCAGGCCGGCGACCTGCGGCACCTGCTGGCCAAGCTGCCCCCGCCCCCGCAGGCGTGACCATGACCCTGATGGCCCGCGGCGCGACCGCCCTGGTCGCCCGCATGAAGGCGGCGGCCGGCGTGAGCGTGACCTACACGCGCGGGGCGTCCTCGGCCGCCCTCACCCCCTGGGTCGGCCGCACCCTGTTCGCCCGCCAGCCGACCGACCCGGGCGGGGCGGCGGCCGTGTGGGGCGACCGGGACTACCTGCTCGCCGCGGCCGACCTGACCGCCGCCGGGTTCGGCCTGCCGCAGAAGGGGGACCGCCTGACCGAGACCCTCGCCGGCGCGCCGGTGACGTTCGAGGTGGTGACCCCGGACACGGGCGAGCCGGCGTGGCGGTACGCGGACCAGACGCGGCTGATCTACCGGCTGCACGTCAAGAGGGTGTCCTGACATGGCCTCGCGGGCGGCACAGGTGCGGGACGCGGCCGCCGCGGCCATCCGGGCCGCCTGGTCGCCGACCGCCCCGGACGCCGTCACCGGCGTGTGGGCGGCGGACATCGTCCTCGACCCGGAGCGGCCGGCCGAGGCGCTGGCCGGCCGGCAGGTGTACGTCTTCTGCTCGGCCCTGACGCAGCCGCGGGTGCTGGACCGGGGCGGCGTGGTCCGCCGGTACGCGGTGTCGGTGCTGGCGGTCGAGCGGTACACGTCGCCCGGCCCGGTGCCGGCCGCGTGGGTGGACGACCGGGCCGAGTTCGTCGAAACGACGGTGTTCGCCGTGCTGGCCGCCCCCGCCCTGCGGCTGCTCGACGGCGCGGTGCGGCTGGCGATGGACGAGGAGCACGGGGTGGACGCCGTGTGCGACCGCGACCTGCTCCAGCGGAACCAGACGTTCTGGTCGGTCGGCACGTTCGTCTTCCAAGAGGTGGTGACGCCATGAGCCAGGTCGTCAAGTACGGGTTCGACGGGACGGTCAACTTCAACAGCGGCACGTACACGTCGCCGACGTGGGCGGCCGCCACCGACCTGATGGACGTGCAGGTCGGCGCGGACATGGACGAGTTCGACGCGACCACCCGCGGCGGCGGCGGCGTCAAGGAGAGCGAGCCGACGCTGGTCGGCCTGAGCTTGAGTGGCAAGGTGCGGACGGACCAGAACGACACGGTCGGGTTCGTCGCGATGGAGACCGCCTTCCTCACCCGCGCGTCCCTGGACGTGCTGTGGCTGGACGGCGCGACCACGACGGTCGGGGCCCGCGGGTACCGGGCCAACCTGAAGGTGTTCAAGTTCGGCGAGGACCAGTCGAACGGCAACGTCCTGTTCCGCGACTTCGAGATGAAGCCGTGCGTCGGGTCGCAGGCGAGCAAGGCGGTCGTCGGCAGCGGGCCGACGCTCGCGTACACCGCCCTCGCGTCGTGAGGCCGCCGCCGTGGACCTGAAGGCGACCCAGCAGTGGTTCTTCACCTCGGACAAGGTGAAGGACCTGATCGACCCGGCGGTCCGCAAGGCGCTGGCGAAGTTCGGCGCGTTCGTGCGGCAGCGGGCGAAGACCTCGATCAAGACGCGGGCGGGGACCAGTCGGCCGGGGCGACCGCCGTTCTCGCACACCGGGACGCTGAAGAAGTTCATCTACTTCAGCTACGACCCGGCGCGGAAGAGCGTGGTGATCGGGCCGACGCTGGCCGGCCCGATGAGCGGCGCGCCGGCGGCCCTGGAGCACGGCGGGGCGGGCGTCCGGCCCCGGCCGTTCATGGGCCCGGCGTTCGCCGCCGAGGCGAAGGCGGACCAGTTCAAGGACCTCATCCGGTAGGGGTGTCGCGTGGCGAAGTTTACCGACGCGGACGGCCGCGAGTGGGCCGTCCGCCTGACGCTGGGGCTGCTGCCCCGGCTGAAGGACGCCGGCCTCGACCTGACCGCGACGGTCAAGGCCGGGTCGCTGGACATCGGCGGGCTGGAGGACCCGGACACGCTCGGCCGGGTGCTGTGGACGCTGGTCGAGCGGCAGGCCGAGAAGGCGGGCGTCACGCCCGAGCAACTGGCCGAGGCGATGGACGGGCCGACCCTGTACGCCTTCCGGCTGGCGTTCGCGGAGGCCCTCGCGGATTTTTCCCACCCGCCGGAGGTCGCGGCGGAGCTCCGGCGGGCGATCCCGGCGGCGGCCGAGCAGCACCAGCGGACGATGCTGGCCCGGCTGACGGCCCCGACCCCGACTGGGTCGAGCGGTGGGGGTGGGAGCTCGCCGGGCTGACCGGCCTCGACCCGACGGACCGGACCCTCCGGGAGCTGCTGTGGGCGGCCGACGGGCGGCTCGAGTCGGACTGGTGGCGGGGGGCGTACCTGACGGCGATCCAGGTGGCGGCGGCCGGCGGGAAGGTGGCCGACCTGAACGACCTGGTGCCGCCCCGGTACCGGCGGCCGCCGCCGCCGAAGACGGCGGAGCAGAAGGCGCGGGACACGCGGAACGCGCTGCGGCTGATGGGCTCCTTTTTCCGCGACCCGGAGGCGTAGAACGTGCCGAGTTCGAATACCGTCCGGGCCGGCCGCGCGTTCGTCGAACTGCTGGCCAACAACAACGCCCTGTACCGCGGGCTGGACCAGGCGAAGAAGCGGGTCCAGCAGTGGGCCGGTTCGGTCTCCCGGCTGGGCCTCAAGCTGTCGATGGCCGGCGGCGCGATCACCGCCCCGCTGGCGAAAATCCTGTCCGACTTCGCCGGCCGGGGGAACGAGATCGGCCAGCTGGCCGAGCGGCTCGGGTCGTCGGTCGAGTCGGTGTCCCGGCTGGCCTACGGGTTCGAGCAGGCGGGCGGGTCGCTGGACGAGTTCGGGCGGGCCGCCGAGGGGATCGCGGCCAAGCTGTCCCGGATGCAGGACCAGGAGCAGTTCTTCGGCGACGAGCTGCGGGGACTGACGGCCGGCCAGCTGCGCGGGAAGGGGATCGACGACCAGCTCGACCTGATCGCCGAGAAGTTTTCGACCATCCGGGACGCCCAGGACCAGGCCCGCGTGGCCGGCGAGCTGGGGCTGACCGGGCTGCTGAAGTACATCCGGGACGGGAAGGCCGGCATGGACCGCTTGCGGGCGGACGTGCCGAAGGACGGCATCCTCGGCTCCGACGAGGCGAAGCGGTCGGAAGAGTTGGTGAAGGCGTACAACCGCGCCTGGCTGGAGGTGCGGACGACGTTCGGGCAGGTCGCCCAGGCGCTCCTGCCGGCGTCCGAGTCCACCCGCACGCTGAGCGAGCAGGTGGCCGACCTCGGCGGGCGGGTGCGGGCCTGGATCAAGGACAACGGCGGGCTGATCGTGTCCGTGGCGGCGGCCGGGGCCGGCCTGATCGCCGGGGGCGTGGCCCTGGGCGTGTTCGGCAAGGCGCTGTCGCTGGCCGCTGTCGGTCTGGGCGTGGTGACGACGGCCTTGAAGCTGACCGGCGCGGCGGTGGCCCTGCTGCTGTCGCCCGTCGGCTTCGTGACGGCCGCCGTCGCGGGGCTGGGGGCGGCCATCGTGGCGCATGTGGGGGCGGGCCGGGAGGCGGTGGGCACCCTCGGCGGCCTGTTCACCGGGCTGGGGGAGACGGCGAAGGAGTCGTGGGGCGGGATCGTGGCGGCCGT